TATTGAACCAATGGAACCAGAGATACCTTCCGATGCAGACATTGAAGATATACTAGTTGCCTAATCTAACTACTAACTTAACTAAAGATATCTCATTCAAAGAGATAATGGAATTAATAAATGCTAGACATGGATTCTACTACACCAGAGACTCAAGAGACAATTTTAACAGATTCAAAAAAAGTTTTAACTGCTTCTCAGGAGAAGTTTCTAAACGCTTTATTCGGAGAAGCACGGGGAAACCCCAGAAGAGCGGGAGAATTAGCAGGTTACTCAGAACATTCTTACCCAAAAGTAGTAAGAAGTTTAAAAACTGAAATAGTATCAAGAGCTGAGAATTACTTAGCTATACACTCAGCAAAAGCTGCTACTAAAATAGTAGAGATGTTAGAAGAGGATGGTACAACTCCACATGCTAACATTAGAATGGAAGCTGCTAAACAGATATTAGATAGAATTGGTATTGTAAAGAAAGAGCACATGGATATTAATGTAAAAGCATTACATGGTATATTTGTATTACCTGCAAAAGATAATTTATATGGAACTAAAGAAGATCCCAAGAAAGTCTAGAGTTATTCCTTTTGGATATTCCATAGATGATACTGGAAAAATATTAATACCAATAGAATCAGAACTACTAGCTTTAGAAGAAGCTAAGAACTATTTAAAAACTTGTTCATACAGAGAAGTAGCTAAATGGTTAACTACAAAAGCACAACGTTACATATCATATGTCGGACTTAAAAAAAGAATTACCAGAGATAGCACCTCCGAAGCCAAGAAAATTAAAGACAGTAAGACAGAAAGCCAAGCAATCAGCTAAAGAAATATTAACAAGAAGTAGAAGGAAAGTTGCAGCAGCTGAACAAACATTAAGATCAGCAAAACAACATGCCGATAATGTTAAGACTAAATTTAAAACAATAGACAAAACATTAGATGGTAAAGAACAACAACTAATAACACAAGATGTTATTGACAGTGCACCCAAGAGTATTCAAGATCATATTGGTTCACAGAAGGTAATCTTTAAACCTAACAAAGGTCCTCAAACAGATTTCCTTGCAGCACCAGAACGAGAAGTATTCTACGGTGGGGCTAGAGGCGGTGGTAAATCATACGCCATGCTTATAGATCCCTTAAGGTATTGCCATAAGGCAGGACATAGAGCACTTTTACTTAGAAGAACGATGCCTGAGTTGAGAGATATAATAAATCATTCTCAACGATTATACAGCCAAGCGTTCCCAGGAGCAAAATGGAGAGAACAAGAAAAAGAGTGGAGATTCCCATCAGGAGCAAAGATAGAATTCGGTTACGCAGAGAACATGACAGATGCTTTACGTTACCAAGGGCAATCATACACATGGATAGGAATAGACGAACTTCCACAATATCCTTCGCCAGATATATATAATTTTTTAAGATCATCACTTAGATCAGTTGATCCTACAATACCTGTATATTTAAGAGCTACAGGCAATCCAGGAAATATTGGGTCTCAATGGGTTAGGGAAATGTTTGTTAACCCAGCAGTACCTAATACAACCTTTGATATTAGGGTAGATACACCTGTAGGAACTAAAGTTATTACAAGAAGGTTTATACCCGCTAAGTTACAGGATAACCCTTACTTAATGCAGACTGATGACTACTATGCAATGCTAGCGTCATTACCTGAAATACAAAAGAAACAATTTTTAGATGGAGACTGGGATGCATTTGAAGATTCAGCATTCCCAGAATTTAGGAAAGATATACACATTGTTGAACCTTTTGAAATACCTAAAGGCTGGCAAAGATTTCGTGCTGCAGACTGGGGTTACAGTTCTCCTGCTTGTTGTTTATGGTTTGCTATTGATTATGATAATAATCTATGGGTTTATCGAGAGTTGTATACCCAAAAGATTACAGCAGATGTTTTCGCAAAGAAAGTCTTAGAGCTAGAGCAAGGAGAATACATACGCTACGGGGTCTTAGACGCCAGTACATGGGCTAAGAGAGGAGATGTGGGTCCAAGCATAGCAGAAACGATGATTCAAGCTGGATGTCGTTGGAGACCGTCAGACAGAACACCTCGAAGTAGAATTAATGGTAAGCTTGAAATACATAAAAGATTTAAGTTTACTGATGACAAGGGAAAGGAACCAGGATTAAGATTCTTTTCTACTTGCAGGAATTTAATTAGGACTCTTCCAATATTACCTTTGGATGATAATAATATTGAAGATATTAACACACATACAGAAGATCACGCCTACGATGCATTAAGATACGGATGTACAAGTAGACCGATGCATACTAGTTATGCTAACAAGTTATATGGTAGCAGAGATAAATCAGAATTTATCCCCTCAGATAGAATATTTGGATACTAACTAAAGGATAAATGAAAAAGAAAAAGTTACCTGTTATAGATAAAAAGAATTTTCCCTACGAATTAGCAATGGTCTATTGGGAGGATATTGTTGGTGATGCTGGATGGGCTGAAATATCAGATATTAAAAATTCAACTACAGCTGTATGTTGTAGCTTTGGATGGTTACTATCAGAAACCAAGAAGACAACCATTATAATATCAGATTTTATATTTGAAGAGAATGGTAAAATAAAAACAGGTGGTGGTTATACTACTATCCCAACAAAGAACATAATACAAATAAAGAAAATAAAAATATAGGAAACATTATGGAAATGAAATTTGACCCCAAAGCTAAAGTTAAGCAAGGTGATTTAAGTGAATCAGCTTTTGAAACTAAAGCTCCAGCTAATAACATAAATGTTAAAGTTGGATATAAAAGAGAAGAACATGCTGCAGAAACGCAGGATGGTAAGTTTGGATATCTTGAACCTAAGAAATTTAAAAGCCAAGTACAACCTTCTTTGTTTGCAATGGCAGATGAAAGAGATTACTAATGGCTGAAGATAAAATTATAGTACCTAAATCAGGTTATGTTCCTAAGCAGAAGAACATGATTGGTCTAGTTAATAATGCTAGTAATTTTGGTAAAGAAACAAAAGAGTATTTAGTAAAAGAATTAAATAAAAATATTACAAACTATGAAAACAAAGGCAAGAAGCCAGGTATACTAAAGAAAGTTTATAATAATTTATTTAATAAGAATAAAAATAAAAAGTACGGACAGAATGATTTACTACAAGGTAGTAAAGATTACTATCCACCAAAACCTTAATAGGAGAATAACATGAATATGATGAAAAGATATGCACACGGTGAACTTGGTACAGGAGATGCTAAATCTAAGAATGAGAAACTAGCAATTGATCCTAACTCTAAAGTTAAGCAAGGTGCAGTAGCTGGAGACGGCAATGATAAACCAGGCAAAAAAGATAAAGTAGATGCTTCAATTTTTGCAATGGCTGAAAAAAGAGATTACTAATATGCCACAAGTTGGAAATAAAAAATACGCATATACTAAAGCTGGAATGAAGAAAGCTAAAGTAGCTGCAAAGAAAAAAGGTGTTAAAGTTCAATATAAAAAGAAATATTAACAATGGCAGATAAATTAGAAGAACATAATCCACTCGTTGGGTATGTACGCTCTAGGTTTCAACAAGCGGAAACTTCTAGACTGTATGATGAGAAGCGTTGGTTAAAAGCTTATAGAAACTATAGAGGACTATATGGTCCTGATATGGCTTTTAGAGATAGTGAGAAGTCTAAAGTTTTTGTCAAGATAACAAAGACTAAAGTACTGGCTGCATTTGGACAAATTATAGAAGTTCTATTTGGTTCGGGAAAGTTCCCAATCGGAGTGGAGCCTACAATTGTACCTGAGAATTTACCAAAGTATGCCCATCTAAAACCTAAAGAAATGCAAGGTGCTGCACCTAGTACACCTCTAGAGAATCCTTATGGATTTCCTGGTGATGGTAAAAAATTACCACAAGGTGCTACAGCAGATATGCTAATGGAAAACTTAGCACAAGAATATAAAAGTGTTGGCTTTGATGAAGGACCTTCTCCTGATAATAAAGCAATGCCACAAATTGAACCTGCAAGATTGGCAGCAGAACAATTAGAAAAAATAATACACGATCAGCTAGATGGAACAGATGCTGTAAAAATTTTAAGACACGTATTCTTTGAAATGTGTTTACTTGGAACAGGTATATTAAAAGGACCTTTCAATGAAGAAAAGATTAATCATAGTTGGGAAGATGATAAAGAAACAGATGAAACAATTTATACAGCACGTTTTAAAACAGTACCAAAATTAGAAGCTGTATCATGTTGGGATTTTTACTCAGACCCTAATGCAACTAACATAGATGATAGTGAATACGTTATTCAACGTCACTCATTTAACAGACAACAGTTTGCAGATTTAATTAAAAGACCTTTATTCAATGCAGACTCTATTAGGGAATGTTTAGAAGCAGGTCCAAATTATCAAACAAGAAGTTATGAATCTTCTTTATTCGATAAAGAGAATGTAGAGAATTTATATAAGAACAGATTTGAAGTATTGGAATATTGGGGCATGATTGATAAACATGTTGCAGACGAAATAGGATTTAAATATGATGATGCATTAGATGTTGTATCAGTTAATGTTTGGATTTGTGGTGGTAAAGTTTTAAGATGTGTAGAAAATCCTTTTACACCTACAAGATTACCATACATGGTTTGCCCATATGAAGTTAACCCTTATCAATTCTTTGGTGTAGGTGTTCCAGAAAATATGGAAGACTCTCAAGCAGTTATGAATGGTCATGCTAGGATGGCAATTGACAATTTAGCACTATCAGGTAATTTAGTATTTGATGTAGATGAAACAATGTTAGTACCAGGTCAAGATATGAAAATATTTCCTGGTAAAATATTTAGAAGACAGAGTGGTCAACCTGGAACAGCAATACATGGAGTTAAGTTTCCAAGTACAACTAATGAGAACATGATGATGTTTGATAGGTTTAGACAGTTAGCTGATGAAGCAACGGGTATACCTTCTTACTCACATGGTCAAACAGGAGTACAATCTACAACAAGAACAGCATCAGGCATGTCAATGCTTATGGGTGCTGCTGCACTAAGTATTAAAACAGTTATTAAAAATGTTGATGACTATTTACTAAAACCCCTAGGCAATACAATGTTTCACTGGAACATGCAGTTTAACGAAGATAAGCCAAACATAAAAGGTGATTTAGAAATTAAAGCAAGAGGGACATCGTCTCTAATGCAGAAAGAAGTTAGATCACAAAGACTTATGACATTTATGCAAACAGCATCTAACCCCGTGTTAGCACCTTTTGTTAAATGGCATACAATATTAAAAGAAATTGCAAAATCACTAGACATTGATCCAGATCAAGTAATTAATGATCCAGAGAAAGCAGCGATATTTGCACAAATAATGGGAATGGTAAATGGAAATCAAGCACCTACAGGCGTTAGTGGACAACCAGGTCCAATGGAAAATACTGGAACAGTACCTCCAGGAGCTGCAGTCGCAGATCCAACAGGAAATGGAGGTGGCAACATCGGAACAGGTAATGTACCGTTGCCAGGGGAAGCTGGTTTTGCTTCGCCAAATGTTGAATCTGGAATCGGCAAGCCGACACAGTAAGACTAACCAAGGAACTTAATGAGTCAATATTCACTTTCTTATGATAGTAGTGGTAATGCTAGTTTAGCAGCTACAACTACAACACCAACAAGAACTACTATTCCATCGGGAGATTGGAAAGTTAGTGATTATATTTCTCGTACACAAGACTATGGAGTTACCGAAACTTATAATAAAAATTCTCCTGAAGAACAATTAAAAGCTGTTACAAAAATATTAGTACCAAGTGGTAACGATGATAAAGATGACAGAGATGACAGAGATGTTAAAAAAGATTTCTCACCTGAATTTAATTGGAAAGATTATACTTATATGGAAATGTCAAAAGCATTAGGTATAGATGCTGCAGATGCTTGGGTTAGTGCATATAATATAGAAAAAGGAGCTAGTACATTATCTAAAGGATTAGGATTAGTGGGATTGTTTACACCTATTAATGCTATAGTTAAATCTAGTGCAACAGGAGTAGCATATGCTGCAGAACAATATAAAGAAAAAAAAGTTAAAGAATATATGAATTCAGATTATTATACAAATAAAAATAAAGTGCATGAATTAGAATATGAGTTAACTGAAGATTATGATTCATATAGTGATATAGATTATGGACCTAGTTATGGTAATGAATACAAAGAAGGAACAGTATTTGACGCAGAGGATCATGGAGAGCCACCTAGTTATACACCAGAACCAGTATCAACACCTTTTCATCCTTCTCAAGGTAATAATAATAATG